AGTGCTTTTGCCGTTACGCACCACCCCGTCAGTAGCTGAACAGGAGGGACAGCTGATAGAAACAGAAGCCACTGGAGCACCTCAAAAACACCATCATACACTAAATCAGTAAGTTGGCAGCATCACCATGATGGTGATATCTTAGTTACAAGAGCAGGACCAAAGAACAGAGTTGGTGTTTCGTGTTTAGTTGAAAAAACACGATCCAAGTTAATGATATCGGACAAAATCATCAGGTTTCATTTAATTTCTGATGAGATATCAGCGAAATATATTTCATTATGCCTTAACTGTGGGGTGACAGCTGATTATTTGGAAGCATCGAAGTCTGGTATGGCTGAGAGCCAAATGAATATATCTCAAGAAAATTTGAGGTCAGCACCGGTAGCTCTTCCTCCTACAGCAATCCAATTGAAGGTGATATCCACTATTGAAGACTTTTTCAAAGTATGTGACCAACTTAAGTCCCGTCTGCAAGCCGCCCAACAAACCCAGCTTCACCTGGCGGATGCGCTCACAGAGGCAGCATTAAACTAAGCGCCTGTCCACCAGGCTATTTTATTCGCCATTTTGGCCCTGGGCAGTGCTCAGAATCCTCACGTACTACGTGTACGCTCCGGTTCTTCCACGCTGTCCTAGTCCAAACTGGCTTCAACAATAACGCCAGCTGGATCAGGCGTTAAGGAAGAGACGATGCCGGTTCATCATGCTATCTGGCGGGTAGGGGAGAATCCTCAGCCGCTGATCATCAGCAAACTCGCCAGTGAGCAACTGCTGGAGAGGATGATTTTAACTGATCCCACCATCCTCTCCGATCAGTGGATGATCATCGGCCATCAGGAAAATACGCTCGATAAAGGGCGTATCGATCTGCTGGCGATTGCGCCGGATGCCTCGCTCATCCTGATTGAACTGAAGCGCGATCGCACTCCGCGAGAAGTGGTCGCGCAGGCGCTGGATTACGCCTCCTGGGTGGATGACTTATCCCCGGAGCGTCTTTCGCAGATCTACGAAAATTTTTCCGGCGGCAATCTTGGCGACGCATTCAGACAACGTTTTAACGTTGAACTCGAAGACGACGCCATCAACAAGTCACACCAGATAATTATTGTCGCAGCAGAGTTGGACCCTTCAACTGAACGCATCGTCGATTATCTGAGTAAATACGGAATCTCAATTAACGTCCTGTTCTTCAAGGTGTTCCAGCACGGTGACGAACAGTTTTTAAGCCGCGCCTGGCTTATTGACCCAAGCGAAACGCAAACCAATGCCGCGCAGGCCACTGCCACCAGCGCCAGTGCAAAAGAACCCTGGAACGGCGAGTTTTACGTATCGTTTGGTGACCCGAAAAGCCGCGTCTGGGAAGAAGCGCGTCGTTACGGATTTATCAGCGCAGGTGGTGGAAGCTGGTACAGCCAAACGTTAAAGCAGCTGCAGCCTGGCAATCGTGTGTGGGTAAAAATCCCGGCAACGGGCTACGTTGGTGTCGGCATCGTGCAGAGCGCCGTTGAACCCGCCAGCAGCTTCACCATTAACACGGAACACGGCGAGAAGTTGGCGATGGATGTCCTCAAATTTGGTGACGGATATCGTGAAAACGCCGACGACCCTGACAAATCAGAATATTTTGTTCCCGTGAAATGGCTGGAAACCCGTGCAGAAAGTGACGCGGTGAACGAGGTCGGATTCTTCGGCAATCAGAACACGGTCTGCAAGCCTACCACGCCGAAATGGCGTCATACGGTGGATAAGCTAAAACGTATTTTTTTACGTTGGGATGCTGAACGGGCAGAGTAAGAGAGGCTGGAATGAGGTCTGTTAACGATAAAGTATTAAAACTCGCTTTCCAGGGAGAATGGGAAATGCTTTTGCCCATTCTTGGTGATTATCCTCATCTGGTCAATCTTCCCAGTGAACCTAAAGGCTACACCCCGTTGCATCAGGCGGCATGGCATGGGGCTAATTTGTCGGTGATAGGGGAATTGTTATCTCTTGGGGCCGAGCGAAGTGCGACAACGAACACTAAGCGGCAGACGGCTTATGACATCGTGGTCGAAAAGCACAACAGACCCGAACTGGAGTATCTTCTTTTCCCACAAAAAGAGACTCTCGCGCAAATCATCAGAAAAGTCGTTGCCACTGAACGGCAATTGTTCACTGATTATGATGGCAACCAAATTTTGGTCGATAAAATGATTTCGGCTTCAGGTGTTGAGCCATGTCCTGATGACCTTAGCGAACTGGATACCAGGCTAAATCACCTCTTTTTTGCGTTGACGGGTAAAGCGATATCAACGACTGAAGCCATTCACTTTGATGTGGCTGAAGGTTTTACATTCATGGTAGAGGCTGATTTTTTCAGGCAGATATTTTTCCCATTGGTACATAAGGTTGCGGCAAAAAAGATTAGCTTTCCGGAACGTGAATGGGCTGTTGTATCTGACTTGTTTGATCCTGCGCCAACCCAGTGGGGATCGCGCGGGAGTCTCTTCTTATGGTTGGAAATGCGCAAGGCTTTGTGTCAGGTGAGTATCCCGGAAGATGAAGACGAGTTGGCAAATATCATCGCGGCGGCATTCCAGGCATTGACTGGAAGATCATTAATTCATCGGGTAGGGGAAGATGAGTTTTTTGTAAAACGGTTTAGCCGTGGCGGCGGATCTTCAGGCTATGTTTCCTCCCTGTACTGGCTGAATAACGTTATCCCACAGTTGCAAAAAAGACTGTCCTGGATGCAGGTGGTGTGGTTGATATCACCACATGAGGCGTAGTGCTTTTTTTTATTAGGTGCTGAAAGTTGCTTTTGTTGTTTTAGGCTTTTACCTCATCGCTGCAAATTTGCGGCACTTGCTGGTTTTTTTGAATCGTTCGAGAGGAAATTATGAACACAGCAGAATTAGGGCAGTTAGCGGTATTGCACAAATTAACCAGCCTTGGGGCCAGAAATATTGTCGTTCAAAAGGAAGGCAACAAGTCATTCATCTTATTTGAGGCACCCAACGGTAAAACGTGCAAAGTGACGACCCGATCGAAAAAAGCAGGAACATGGCAAACCACAACCAACTATGCTGCCCAGTGTACTCTTGATAAAAAAGATAATGCGTTTTGGGTGTTTGTTGATCTCGGACGAGAGCCGAATACTTTCTATATTACGCCGCTGTCGTGGATCAGGAATGATATTTATGAGGCTCATTTGGCGTATCTGGATAAGCATGGTGGGCACCGTGCGCAGAATGATGAGTCGACGCATCATTCTATTTCGGTAAAACGCATTGCTGGCTGGAAAAATGCTTGGGGAGAAATGGGCTTGAGTGAGTCTGCAAATAATTCTGCATAACTGGCATCACCTGAAAGGTTACGTTAAGCAGCTATCAGCCACTCGTACGCTGAAATCTGTGTGGCCATTTTTCAAAGCCGTCATACCTCACCTGATTTTTACTGATAGTAAGCACAGTAGTGTTGGTTCTGTTGGTTTAGTCGGTTCAATGCCCGGCAGGCCTTGCCAACACCGGGTTTTGCTGAACCAACATTGGTGATGCTGAGCTGGTTCAGCGGGACTTTCTGTTGGTTTACTGCCTGCCAGAGGGAATGTCAGTATTACTAATTATTGATTCAAAACGGATATTTGTTGGTTCAGCGCTGGTTCAATATGCGAATTAAAATCCTTATAAAACAATGAGCATTTTATATTGAACCGACTGAGCTAACTGAACCAACACCCTTTTTACGTATGTGAAAAATGCTATTCCTCAGATGCGGCGTAGTCCTCTGTCTGGAAGGTCAGGACGTAAACGTTAATCTGCCTTCCGTCGATGCGAGGTGATTTGCGCTGGTAACCTCGCCCGCTCGTAGGAGGGGTCAACATCCCTGAATTTTTCAGAACTTCAGCGAATTGCTTCGGGTTAAAGTTCTGGGCGATCTCTTTTTCAAATGTGCTTCGAAAGGTGTAGTAGATTGTCGGATCGTTTTCGTGCTTCCCTTTCTGACGATACCCCGCCAGATCCTTAATCGGCATATCGGCTGAGCTATAGGGGAACGGTGCAAACCGGCTGAATCCATAGGAATTCAAAAACGCCTCGCACTGTTCAATTATTTGCTGGTGTTCTTTGTTGCCGGTGCCGAACTCGCGTAGCCACGCGTTGTAACTGTGCTGTATTGCATCACGGCAGGTCTGTGCATCCCATCCCGTGACCGCTTCACTCAACTGTAACGCAGCCTCCAGAATGGCAAATCGTGCGGCCACACGATGTACCTGCTCGCCATAGTCGGCAGGAATAAGATTGCGCCAGTGTGCTTCACACTTACGCACGGTATCAATCGCCTGTTGCGAGTGGTCTGCCAGCCATTTTATCCACGACCTTCCAGCGGAACCGTGATGGTGCTGGTATGCTTCTTTGAGTGCGTCGGCATGTTGCTTGCCGTTCGCGTATTCATGAAAGCGCACAGCTTTACTGAGCGGTATATTCAGTAGGCGCACGAGTTGTCCCGCTTTGGTTTTGCGCCCCGCACTGGCTATGAATGTTTCTAAATCCATTTCACCTGTACTGATAGCCACGGTTCGCCAGCGTTTTAAATCGCGGTTGCCGCCTTCCTTCGCGCCCTGCAATTTTCCTACACCGTTAAATAGCGCATAGGCAGACTGCGACACGCTCACCGGGTCAGCTCCCTGTCCGACTTCATCCAGTGGCATTAATCCGTCATTGTGAGCGGCGGCTTCGTTTGCCAGCCCCAATGCCGTTCCGTACCACGTCAGGCGTAATAAATCCGGATTGCCGTATAAGCTGCTCGCCACATTCGCGGTGGTGGTTTTGCCTGCACTCGACTGCTCATAAAAGTGAATGCCGAACCCATCCGCGCCCGTCAGGCCGATTAATGGCGCTGCCAGGGCGGCAGCGACGCCGGTCATCATTGCATAGTTGCCGTATGCCAGACGCGCCACACTGCCACGCCAACTCTCAGTTGTGCCCTGTACGGCATAACCTGCACTTGCGGAGCTGCGACCGCTGAATAAAACAGGCCTGGCAGGTGTGCCGATGATTTCTCCGTCGGGCATGATATATGCCCCGCACTGCCAGCCAGTGGCATAGGTAACACGCCATAGCTCACGTGAGCTGTTGCGCTGTAACCAGTCGGCCAAAATTGCCCTCATATTGCTTTTAGCAGTGACTTTAACCCCGCCTGCTTTCAAAGCGCGCCAGCCTTCTCGCTCTCCAATATCCGCTAGGGGAATGGCAGCGGTCGTCGGTACGTCTGAGCCAAAGGCCAGCCAGCGTAATATCAGATACTGGTCTTTATCGTCGCGTCCGGAGCCGATCACGTCCATTGCTGACGCCAGCCAGTTTTCGTTATTGATAATATTGCCGCTTTCTTTGTCCACCTTTGGCACAATCCAGTACACACCATCCTCCCGGCTCTCGATACGCGGTTTTAACGGGTCTATTTCTGGAGGGCTAGATTTACCTCCCTCAATGGCCTGCAACTCTGGTTTCATGCTTTCTCCCTGTGCTTGGTACATCGAATCGGTAAACATGCAGATGCTCTCAGCTACCCCGTATTGCTGGTGGATGTCGTTCCAGTCGGCTTTATTCTCACCCGGTGGAAGAGCCACCCATCCAGCTACCAAAAGCGCCGCTTTATCTGCGACCGCTTTCCCGGTGTTTGGCTGGTTGTTGTGGTGGTCGTTATCAGCGGCAATAATTATTTTTGCTTGTGGGTACTGCTGACGCATCTGGATGGCGACGTGTAACAGGTTACCGGCATCGACTGCACAGATGGTCAGTGCATCCGGTCGCATTAAGTGAACTGATAAGGCCGTTGCCAGTCCTTCGGCAAGGATCACCTCCTGCGGTTGCTCTGTAGCGTTGATAGCGTGGAATGCTCCGCGTTTGGCTGAATCCACTACAAGACGTTTTTCCCCGCTCGAGGTAATGGTTTGTGCGGCAGTGACCGCACCAGTGTTGTCCACCAGCGGCAGCAGGATCGCGCCATTAGTGAGAAGGGGATAGGTGAGGCCGTTCAGCCCCTTTGATTTCAGATAGTCAGATTCGCCCTGTGTGACATTCTGGCACATCGCTGCATAGCGGCGAGAAAAGGCTAGGCGACGGTGCTCTGTGTCCTGTGCGGCCTGCTCCTGTCGCATTTGCTCACGCTGCAGGCGCTCTGTCTTAAGTAATTTCCGGCGCTCAATGACAGCGCTTAGATTCGTTTGCGATACCCGAAAATCAATACCCAGCACTTCCGCTACCAGCTGCGCGGCCTCTGTCGTGTCGCAGCCATTCACCTTCTTAATCAGATCGAGGCCGTCGCCAGCGCCACACTGATTGCAGATATGAGCCCCGCGCTCGTTGTCGTCGAACCGAAAGCGATCTGTTCCTCCGCACGCCGGGCAGGGGGTATGCCTGAGCGGTGAATCAGAAACTGCGATACTGAGGTCAGACAAAACGGAATGCCATTGCCCGGCAGCGGTATGAGTCACTTCGCGTATAAAGTCGATATTACGCATCGGATTCACCGCTCAAATGTTTGCTAATGATAATTAGCGGTTCACTTTTTTCAGCGTGAGTTTGGCCACTGGCAGTTAAGCCAGATTTTTCTAATTTCATAGTTTTTACTCCAGGGTTAGCTGTGCTTCTTCGAATCCAGCCAGGATCGGATCTCTGCAGCGTCGTAGACAGTGACGCGTTCAGAAAGACGAATGGACTTCGGGAAATCGGGTTTGCTTGTTTCCCAGCGCCAAAGAGTGACAGTGCTGACTTTGAGAAAATCAGCAGTAGCTCGTGGTCGGGCATGCCCGGTGTGAGGGTAGGGTTGTGTAATCATAGGTTTCACCTGCCATGTTATGTCGTTAGTGTAATCATCACGACAAATGTTAGGAGGTGCGTAGAACGATTTAAATACAGGGTAAGCTTACACAGTAGCAGGGTAAGTTTACTCTGCATTATGTTGAGCAATTTCCTCTTCCTGCATTTCCTTGAGTATTTTACTTATTCCTCTTTGGCTCGAATGAATAAAGCCTCCATAATCATTTCTATATTTCAATGTGGCTGAAGCCCATTTTGTAAAAACCAATTTACCACCTTTGTCGACACATTCACTCCGGTGATTGGCAAGTACCTTTTTAGCCGCAGATTCGAGTCTCTGCCTATTTTTATCATGCCTTGCACTTTGTGTTAGCGATACAGCATTTGGAATAATAGGTTTATCTTCTCGAGGTTTACCCGTGAAATAGCTATCCATTGGCTCACCAAGGATTGTAGCTGTCCAGATTTTTTCGATATCTAACCTTGTTATGAAAAGCTCACTCAATTCAAGTGAAAACTCCTCCTCTCCTTTGTAAATAAAAAAGACAGAGCAAATTTCATCAGATCTACTAACAGGGTGAAATAAATTATGTCCTTTGTGGTTTTTATTTGTTATGAATACTCCATTATTTTCATTTATAATTCCGGAGCTAATAATCCACAATCCATTAATGTACCCTGAAAAATTAAATCCATAACGGGATTGATGGAAATACACACCTTCTTTATGTCCTCGTTTAGAGTTAAAAATAGAACCATAAAAGCTCAACTCGGCTGTGATATTGTACGAGAGGTTATATCGTTCAATATTATCAGCGGCATTTTCGTAAAAGCTAACAGACAAATCACCAGCTAAATTTTTAGGCTCAAAAGCTATTGAGATAGCACCTATTTTATTCCAGTGAATTAAGTCTTCACATTCGCAATTGAGCAATTTAGCAGCTCTTTCGAATGAGCAGTATTCTAAAGGCGCGATTCGGTTCTCTTTCCAGACGTTGCTATCCATCACCTCATCCTCTTGCGCATCTGATAAAAACTGAGGCAGGCATCAGGTGTTACTGCTTTTCGCCTGACCGGGCTAGCCCCAGTTTGTTCGGTTAATTGCCAACAACCCGTAATTTCTTCATGTCATATGGTGCAACATGTTGATCAGAGTTTGCTTCAAGATAGTCTGACCACCACTGCATCATTCGGCGGCGCTCCTGCATGTGCTGCGCCAGATGAACATAAGCCGCACGTACCTCATTACGTTCCTGATGGCTCATTTGCCGCTCTACGGCATCCCGTGACCACAATCCTGATTCGGTAAGAGCAGAGCAGGCCATTGCCCGGAAACCATGTAAGCAAACATCGGCCTGAGTATCATAACCCATAGTACGGAGCGCTTTATTAACCGTGTTCTCACTCATAGGCTTATAGGGGTTGCTATCGCCAGGAAAAATCAGTGTGTACTCATTGCTGATGCTTTTAATCGATTTCAATACGTCAATTGCCTGCGAAGACAATGGTACTGAATGCCCACTGCCCATTTTAGCCCCACGTTCAGAGAATTTTACACCTGCGATTTCTTCTCGCTGACCAGGGATTGTCCACATGGCAGTATCAAAATTTATCTCGTCCCAGCGAGCGTGGCGAAGTTCGCTGGAGCGAACAAACGTATGAAGAGATAGTAATACTGCGAGTTTGGTGAGAGATCTGCCTGTGTATGTTGCAGTTTTCGTCATCAATTCTGGCAGGCGATCCAGAGGAAGGGCGGGGCGGTGTTTAGTTTTAGGACTCGTCAAAGCACCTTTCAGGTCGTGAGCTGGGTTGTACTCGACTATTCCACGCTGAACCGCATAGCGGAATACGCTGCTCATCGTTGTCTTTACTCTTCCCGTAGTAGCACCAATGCCTTGTTCGTTCATGCTGATAAGCAAAGGTAGCAGATCCCGTGTTTTTAAGCTGTCGATGGGTTTACTACCGATGAGAGGAAATATGTGGTTTTCCATTTCCCTCAATATTTTATTACGGGTGATCTCTTTCCACTCAGGATGTCCCATCGTTCCGCCGTGCCACTCACGGGCTATAGCCTCGAAAGTCGGTGACGTTGGTTCAGTGCTTTCAGCTTTTTTTGCTTCACGTGGATCTTTGCCGTCGGCAAGAAGCTGTCTGGCTTCATCTCTGCGTTTACGTGCTGTTGTCAGTGGAACATCCGGATACACGCCCAATGCTAATGTCGCCTGTTTACCAGCAAAGCGATAATTCATGCGCCAGTATTTGCCACCCGTTTTTTTGACCAAGAGGTACAGACTGCCACCATCGGTTATTTTGTAATCGGTGTCTCGTGGCTTGGCATTCTCGATCTGTTTGGGTGAAAGCTCGTTTATAGCCATAAATGGCACCCCCTCAAGAGGTAATTGATGGTATCTGGATATCGAACTGATGAATACCATCACTTATACCATCAGAGTGCTGTAATGTCATGAAGGTAATTGAACGCTGTGTAAGTGTGGTTTCTGTTGAAAGGCTTGGTATTGCTGATGTTGTGAAGTGAACTGAAGTGGTGTGAAATGACTTAATGGTGTCCCCTGCATACATCGAATTGGCATGGCAGGGGATTGTTAGGAAAGGGGTTTTTCAGAATTGGATTTTATTTTACCCGCAGTTTTACCCATCGTGGCGATTCAGGAGCTTTTCTTTGAATGCGCAATGCTCACTATATAACCAACGGGCGCGGCCGTGGATGAGTCTGCTTTTTGGCAGGGTGCCGTCTTTGATGCGGTCATAGATGAAGGTCTTTCCGAAACCAGTATCTGCCATGATGAATTTCAGATCAACCAGTGAATCGGGCTGTAATTGGTGTTGCATGGGTTTCATCTCCGGTTTGGAAATCGAACCTGTAAAACAGGTAAAAGAATGCCCTCACAGTGGAGGGCAAAAGGGATAACGTTGCAGTGCTTTCGCACCCAAAAGCCAGCTCATAACTGGCTATCAGTTGCGTCAGTCGTCTTCATCTTCGTCCCAGTCCTCGTCGTAATATGGCGAGGTGAGAAGGGGGTTAGTTGCTGAGAGAATCTCTCCGGCGGCGCCCTGCCGCTGAAGTCGACGAAGTGCTTCGTAAAGCTCAAATGCCTCGGTTCGCTCGTCACCTATATCGAGGGCGCATGCAACCTTGTGCGCCTCGGTGACCAGAGTTGATAGCTGGTTTCGGATGTCCTGAATGGTGCTCATAGTTCTCCTTACGCCGCACGCTGGGCGCGCAGCTTTTTCAGGTGATCTGCTGTTTCGATTTCTTCGGCGATCCGCTCGGCCTGTGCTTTGGTCAGCGGCTCGAATTCATGCTGAAAGCGGCCCATGCTGGCGATGCAGGTGCGACCGTTGCGGATGTAGTGGATTACTTCGTGGGTAGTGCGGATGATTTTGCAGGGCGCGCCGTGGGGATCGGCGTACCAGGTGTTAGGCTGGATTATCCTGAACATTGGGCACCACCTTAAATTCAATTACCCAAACCCATGGGTTGGCCTTCCAACTTTCCTCGCCGTAGATTGATTCCCACAGCTGCGCAAAGTTGTCATATGGAGTCCAGACTTCTCCGCCGCTATCTGGGTCAGAGTATGTTGGCCGCCATCCGGTAAGTTCCATGCCTTCAGCCTGCGCATCCTCCTGGCTGATAGAGTTCAAGCGCTCCACGCTCACGCTGGTAACTTCCAGCAGAATGCGACAGGCTGCGCGAGGCATGTGGATAGATGGTTTCCAGCACGAACGACCATCTTCATAGCCATCGTCATCACCCCAGGTAAAATCCCCATCTGCTGCGTAAATAGCGTGACCAGAGTAGTAACCATTACCAAACGGCATTTCGTGAATGGCTGTGGCAGGACGGTCAGGGATCCATGGCTGAATGCGACCGTCCTCATCCAGTTCATGGCTAACTACGCCCCACGTTTCGCGCACCCAGATGCGATCGCCGACGGCACCGAACGGGCAGGTATAGCCTTCATTCTCATCAGCAACGCCAAACACATCTTTCTTTGCAGGCTGCAGGTATCCGTTTTTATCGACCACGCCAGGCGTGTACCAGTGTGCGTTTAAATCCAGATCGTAACCGTTATGCGTTGGATGGAAGCCATCAGACGGCTGAATTTTCATGATGCGCCGGGTCTGCGTCTTCCGACCGCCGAGGATGGCGCGAACCATCTCGCCATTAAAAATCATTCCGCGCTCTTTCACTGGATCCCCCTCTGCTTATTCTTCAGCTCAATGACCGATTGGCACTCCGCGCATGTCTGGCAGCCGGGAACGGCGGCGCGCCGCGGCGCCGGGATATCCTCGCCGCATTCCGCGCAATGCTCAGCTGATATGGTGTTACGGTTGAGCCGGTGAGCGGAAAGGGCAGCGTTACGCTGAAGCTCTTCAATCTCTGCTGCTGTGTCGATGATGTCGGCCATGGTCAATGCTCCCGGAACTGTCGGTTAATTCGGTTGAAGGTGATACTTTGGCCATTCACCTGTCACTATCAGCCAAATGAGACGATGCGCGCGATAGAGGCGGCCAATCCTAACTTTGACGTAAAGCTTTCTACCGTTCCCACAAACCGAGCCAGCAACACTACCTTTCTGGACTTTTTTGCGACAAGTCTTCCAGGTCAGCAGCCCTGTTGTGGGGTCATATTCCAGAAGCTCTCTAACCATTTCGGCAGTTAATTCAGGGCAGTTTCTACTCGGCATTTTCATATCTCCCCGGAACAAGCTTCACATCGCCATCAACTTCATTCCCCCAAGCATCCCAGCCCGGTGCCGCGCTGCGACTAAACAGCTCAATGCGCGGCACATCTCCATAAAGCAGCTCCAGCCGGTGGCGCACTTCCCAAGGCTTTTCGCTGTGCGCGCCGAGCGGGCTGTAGACCACCTGCTTAATCGCGGCATGCTTTCGCTCCAGCCCGGCGCCGCGGGTAGCAATCAGCAAGTCCTCGGTGTTGGCTCGGGTGTGGTTGCCACCGTTCATGCGCGTCTCAGCGTTAAGCAGATCGAGGAAGTCGTAAAAGTCGGTGACTTCACCCTCGGCCAGCGCCTTGTTGATGCGCAGTTCCGCGTTCTGGTTCAGCTTCACCCAGGTAAAGCCCTTCATCGTGCGAACGGTAAAACCCCAGGCCTCGGCCAGTTCTATCGCTTCCTGGTTATGCGTACCTGTGTACCACATCGCCAGCACCGCGTTTTCGGCGGCTAGTTCCCACACTGGCAGACGCTTGATGTCGATTAACTTCATGGTGGAGTAGTGGTCGGCAGCGGCGCCGTTGCTTATGGTGTTGCCGTAAGACCAGGGCGGATCAGCGTAGATTAGAGAGTATTTTCCGGTCATACACCCTCCCGCTCCGGGTCGTTAACATCCCAGCCATTACGCTCCATATTGGTTTGCAGCCGCTTATCTCCGACCTCTTCGATACTCCGTCCGGTCATATCTGCGACTTCTGCGTTTGTGTGGCGCCACAGGTATGCAACTTCTTCTGCTGTCCATTCAGGCATGACTTTTCCTCCTGACGTTCTGGTCAGAGACTGTAATTTGCTGCGTACGGAGTAGATGGAACGCCCGGTTGCTGCAGCGACCTCTTCAGGTGTGAAACGACTGAGAAGGAATAACTCGGCTTTAGTCCAGCGTCTGCCGGTCATTCGAGATGGAATACTTGCGCCGATACGCGATGCTTGAGTTGTTATGGCGCGTTCCGTGCGCTCAAGCTTTTCAGCAATGACCGATACCGGCATTGTTCCACCCACTTCATGCAGGAATAGGTTTTCCCAAGATTGCCAAAGTACGCTCATTGGCTCTCCTTAAGGCGATACACGCAGCCGCCGATCGTTCCGTTTCCCCATTCCTCGCTGGTAAGTAGGTGTTGAATCCGAGACAGAGACGGGCCTGAGATGAATGTTTGTTGCATCTCCAAAGCAGGTGCCCACCCCTCGTAATAGGGCTCGTGATAGTTGAGAGTGATTCCGCCGGTATGACCAAGAGCTCCCTTTGCGGTCTGCCAACGGTGGAATGAAGTGATATGATTCCGCGCATCCTTACGCAGAATTCTGATAATCGATTCAGGAGTCATAGTGTTAACGGCAATGCCGCCCGCTAATGAAGAGTGGTTTTACGCAGCCTGTTTGAGCTCTTTGATGCGAATACCAGTGACGTCTTTGCATTTGTTCTGGTGCTCAGAAAATCCGTTAAGCAATTTCCATGTTTCTTCGTATCGATGCTTTAGCCGCTCGCTGTTGTTTTCAGAGCTGGCATATTCAGAGAAATCGGCAAGGATTTTGTCAGCATCCTCAGGCTGAGTTGTCCTCTCTTCCTGCTGCGCCTCATTGCAAGGTTGCTCTTCCTGTTGGACTGCAGATCCGGATGGCAATGCCCATGCTGGCAATGCTGGAGCCTTCCAGTAAAACACGCCGACCTCTTTTGATTTTGCATACTGGAATCCCGGTGCGCGTGTTGCTGAAACTACGGCAAAACCTTCATCCAGGTTGTAGAGGTAACGTCCGATACCCCACTGAACGGCGGCGCGCTTCATTGCGCCAGAACGCCCCCCTTTAACAGCTTCTACCTGGGTGTTTTCAGCCGCATCCCATTTGGTGATCCACTCGCCATCAACTTTGATGGAAATACCGCACTCAACCCCGCCATTATTTGGGATGTCGCGGTAGTCGTTACGCCAGCCAGCCTTTCCGCATACTTCATCCAGGCGTTTCATGATTGCCCGGTTAGTAACGTAAGCCAGCACTTTGGCCCAAATGCCGTTATTAGTTTTCCCTGCTTGCTGTATGCGCCATTCGATGTCGTCTGAATGGAATGGCTCATCTAATTTATTCAGATCCATGCTTCACCTCAGAACGGCAGGTTTTCGCCGAGAAAGTCACATTGATTGATGCGTTCATCACGAGCCATGCGCAGACAATGACGCTTCATGCTTTTGTTGGCGGACTTACGCCAGTACAGAGCTTCAACAACGTGATACTTGCGTTTTATCCGGCTGAGCTCCGGTGTTCTTGCTAAATCAACGGGGATCATTGTTCACCTCAGTAATGAATTTTTGCGCAGGGGATCAGGTCATCTTTCAGAGCGGTAAGCACTTCGATAGCCTGTTCGCGGGTTAAGCTTGTGTGGCTGGTGAGCGCGTTAACGATGTTGGTGCCGACCGTCTTGCGGTGCTTAACGTCAGCTTCGCGCTTGGCTTGCTCGTCGGCTTTGCGCTTCTCTTCGGCCAGGCGAGCATCTTCGGCCTGTTTTGCCTTCAGGCGCTCGGCTTCAACCGCCGCGGCTTTTTCGCGTTCCGCCCGGGCTTCCGCTTCCTGCTTCTCGCGAGCTGCACGCTGTTCCGCTTCAATGCGCTGGCGCTCCGCTAGTTCAGCGCGGGCTTTCTCTTCAGCCTCACGGCGTGCCGCTGCATCCAACTCAGCTTTGTGCTTCGCTTCTGCATCGCGGCGGGCTTGTTCTGCCGCTTCCTGTTTCAGTTGCTCATCACGTTCACGCTGAGCCTGTTCCGCCAGACGGCGCTGCTCTTCGCGGTCACGGTCAAAATCCTTATTCATCAGCAGGGCCATTTCGTGGTCCGCTTCGAACTTGGCAGCCAGCTCCTGATCGAACCTGATGTTCATCTCCAGCGCTTCGGCGTGCATCGCGTTCATGGCTTCTTCAGCCTTAATGCGTTCCTGCTCGGCTTCCCATTCGGTTAGTGGGCGGCGGGTCGCATCACGTAGCTCGTCGCAAGCATCAACGAATCGCTTAATTTCAGCCTCTGCTGGACGCACAGCCTCTTTCAGGCGCTTAAGGTATTCACGGCCCGGCTTTTCGATTGCCGTCTTGCTGCGGGATACCTGCGCCGCCAGAGAGGCGACACGGTCACGGCCTTTCTTCGTGGACAGGTCAGGTACTTCGTTCACTGCCTGGCGGATTTGCTCGAGGTAAACATCAAGGCCGCCCGATACGTAAAGCACCGGTGCCTGCTCAGGCTTGATTTCGATGACAGTTAAGTCCGTTACTTCGCTCATGGTTTCTCCTGAAATTTGGATGCAACGATGCCGCCCGCAGAAAGCCAGGCCGATCGGTTGAATAGGGTGGTTAGTGACTAAGTCCGTGACCGCGACCGTCGAGATAAACCTCAACAAGCAGCTCTTTGGTGTAGGTGCGCTCACAGCCGCGGTGAAGGTAGAGTTTGCCGCGGGCATTTGCTGATGCGGTCCACATTCCGTCTTTGTGCTTTACCAGCATTCCTGGCTGAACGGCGCCGCGGTTAACTTCAAACACTCCGTAATGGTGCATCATGCTTCACCTCAACCTTTTCCAGGAGACCAGCGATATGCATCTGCCAGCGGTTAAGCGTCAGCTTTTCACGCGGTGCCGATACCGACGTCAGCTGCCACTCGTTATCGTTGAGCTTTTTGGCGGTGTACTGCTTGCCGTTGTGGGTGACTGTCATAAATCCTCTTGGCCTTATCGCGGCGAACGGAACGTTAATAATGGGGTTGCGCAATATCTGGCGGTGGATGGCCGCCGGTTGTCATAAATGGGCAGACTCGAAAATCTGCCTATGTATGGCCGATAAAAAACCCGCCGTGGCGGGTCTTCAGAAATAGTTTTTTTGATCGTGCATCGCTCGCTCGAGAATCAACTTTGCATCTTCAAAGTTGGAAGATTCAAAAGCATCTCTTATGGCTTTAGCCAAGCAAGTTGCGTCGCTTTCATAGTCATCAGCTCTGCTTTCCCAGTTTGATGCCTCTTCTTCAGCCTCATAAAGGCGATCACCATACTCACACTCGAGCTCTTGGCGTACTTCATCACGAAGCTTCTCCTTGATGATTTGAGATGCTTCTTCAATCGGCATTGTTTCCAGAATCGTCTCTGGCTGATGAGTGCCGTACTTCAACGTAATATCAGTAGCAAACATGCAACCTCCGAAAAAATGCCCGCACGGTGGCGGGCCAAAAAAGACTTTTCAAACTTAACCAGAACAGGTCTTCGTCTCCTGTTTGGTTACGATGGCTTCATTACCATCACCAAGCACCGGGTTAAGATGCTTGAGGTTGGCTATGTCGTTACCCGCTGATGCGGGAGAAATGCTAAAGATGCCCAAACTCTTTCATGAGCATCTCTTCGTTATGTTTAATCTTTCGAATGGCGTATTCGCCATGATGGAAAACGGCCGCCTCGTTAAAAGCACGCACCGCATCAATTTTTGTTTGGAAAGTACCGAGGGCTATTTGCTTCCTGTTAACCTTGATCTGCGCTCTCCAGCACCCATGACGCTTATCAATGCTGATCCCGATGTAACCGCTGGTGTTTGTTGATTTAATGGATACATTCCGGCAGTTTTCCTCACGCTTAGCTTCTCTGAGGTTAACTAGGCGGTTGTCAGCTTTATCGCCGTTGATGTGGTCGATAAAACCTTCAGGCCAGTGTCCATGCACATAAAGCCATGCGAGCCTGTGAGCAAAGTATTGCTTTTGGTCGATCAGGATCTTGATGTACCCGTAACTGGTTAGCGTCCCCGCATAAGGAGATTTATTGCGAGCGCCTTTGTTAAAGTTCCATTTGAAATGACCACTTTCAGGATCGTAAGTTAGGATTTTGCGGAGATACTCTTGGTTTAACTCAGGCCGCATAATTACCTCCCTGCTTGTTTACCGTCAGCCCCTCGCAAAGAGCTGCCGGTAAAGATTCCCCGATGTTCGGGAACTGAGCAGCAAACCATTCCGGTGCGGTAAGGTGGCGTTAACCACCCCAGCGATCGCCCCTCTGAATTCTGCCGATATGTGATTTGCTGACGTTGAACATATCGGCAATCTGTTTTTGCGTTTTCTTTCCCTTAAGCCGTTTTATTTCATCAACGTCAGAACTACTTAATTTCGCTCTTGGGTTTAACTCGCCGTGACGGTGGCAACTTCTACCCTTAAGTGCCATATCATTCATATTGTCCTGATGGGTGCCAATTCGTAGGTGAGAAGGATTGATACACTTTGGGTTGTCACACTCGTGCATAACAATCAAGCCGCGAATGTCATCCAATGTGAGTCCGTTTGCCTCGCAATAAGCCTTCCTGTGAAGCTTTATTGATACCGTTTTACCGTTAACCTTAGTCGTGGTAATTCCGTATTTTCTGTTCTGTTTGTGTTCGACACATGCACTTAACATATCGACCTCTTTTGATAAAAATCATTAGGTTAAGTATTCGTGTGTAGTCAGCGCCAACTCCCTGCCAGTGTTGCCCGTTCTCACGCCGTTCTCGCTCTCGCGCGGGGATACTCTCTCACCGACCGGATCGCACCCGGTGATACAGCACGTTTTCGTGTAGGGGTCATAACAGGTCATTGACGCTGTAAATCTGCATGTTGTTAAAAAGCAGGCGACTTGCTATCCGCCGCTGGCTAACTTCGCTCAGCTGTCGATGTTTCGTTTCGATGGGCTTATTAAAAACCATAGTTGTTTTATCGTCAACAACAATAGTTGTATTAATGATTAATGTGGTTTTATTTGGTTGTTTTTAAACTAAATTTATTTTTAGCTCCGATGATGGTATGTTTGAAAAAACATCAAAAAGGAGTGGGTAATGGGCTTGGATGAAGAAAGAGTGAACATGATGGTTCACGCCATGGGGCGGGCGGTCATGGAGTTGTCACTGGCAGATTTACCTATGACCCAGCAAAACATCATCGACAAGCTGGAACGGTACCGGAAGGAAACGGGAAACGTGATAGGTAAGGGTGTGAACAGGGATGCAGCTGAGATAGTGCGGAAGGGCAATAAAAACCCGGCGCGGTGGCCGGGTTTTAGCTGGTGATTTGAAATCCTATATCTTCAAGCGTAGCGTCACCTCTGCATAATGCGTGAAAGTGGCGATCTTTCAGCCCGGCTTGTTTAGCCATGGATTTTATCAAATCTCTGGAAAATGGGGCGTGATGCTTATCAACTGTAACCACCCATTTCCCTTTGCTGTTCTTGAGAACCCATTGTTCGTGAGAGGTTCCTGTTTTGGGTTTCATTTCAAACCCCATTTTCTTAAGCCCTCTGATTACCTCGTCGTATTTCAAAGGGGTAAGCTTTTTCAAGAACATGTAATGCAGTCCTAAGCATGAGCATCACAAGGTTCAGCAAAGAGCTTTGCTTCACCTCGTTTTCTGACAAAGACCTGAAAGGCGATCACCCAATACTTTAGCCACATAGATAGCGGTGCTTTACGGCTAAGTAATTGTTTTGCATATTCCGGTTCTGATAGTGCTTCAGTGAAAAAGTCTTTAATCTGTTCGTCCAGTTTTTTTACGGCGTCCTGCATGGTATCTGCTTGCGCTGCCAATGACAGGTCTAAACACGCAGCTACGTAAACGCCGTTCTGCTGGTAGGCCATGCAACGTAAGGTTTTCATTTTGTATCTCCTCAGAAGCTCTCATATAGGAGCTTAAGTGAAGTTTACCCTATAGGTGATTTTAGGCAACTCAAAAAATAGATAAAAATGTAAATGTCAAGGAGTGGGGTTTATTAATCTGAATTTTTATACAGTGTAATTGTTTTGTATGAAAAATTCGCCATCCTTAACCAAACGTCTCATCAGGCCACTATAAGCACGATAGCAACAACCGAGAGCAAAGTAACCACGCCTACTATCAGATATTCTCTCATCACCCAAACACCTCATCAGGCCACTGCTACAGTTTGTTGTAAGCTATCGATTCATGGATCAGCGCTTTTCCCATGATGTAGAGCTGGTCCTGATTCTCTTCTGTTACATACCAGTCTTTGTAAGCCGGGTTATCTGAAAGCACGGCTAATTGCAGGCCCTGCATTTGCAGACGCTTAACATGGAAGTGCTGCCCAAAGACAAATGCGTATACTCCGTCAACCTTGAAGTTCCTCACTGACACATCGAAGAAGAGGCGATCACCAGACTGAATCGTTGGACACATACTGTCACCGTCTACAGTCATCACCTTCACATCATGCTGTGCGCGATTGCCGAAGAGGGCGCGGGCATGCTCATTTGTGAACTCAATAGCATGCAGAACTTCTACAAACTCAGAAATCATGAATGATCCCGGTCCCGCACTAACAGTGAGGTCGAGAACGTCTACGCGGAATACGTCCGAAGCTGCATTAGTTAATAAAGCTGCCCCTGATTGCTTTCCGTCATTAAGCATCGCCCCTTCTCCAGAGCTGAGCCAATCAGGCATTACCCCGAGCGCGTTAGCAATTTCCACAAGCTTGGTGGTCTGGCTGGCTTTTCCTGTTTCAATTTTCTGAATAGCCGCCTGGCTAACACCCACGAGATCCCCGAGCGCCTTTTGTGTCAGGCCTCGTGCCGCGCGTGCTTCTTTCAGTCTTCCAGCAAGTGTCGTTTTCATAAGGTTAAATGTACAACCGTGGTTTTATTCCATCAAACGAAAATGGTTGTTGACTAAATACAACCATAGTTTTATTCTTCGTTTATGTTCACTATGGAGGTTGTTATGAACCCAACCATTAAAACCGCTATCACCATCGTCGGGTCACAAAAAGCCCTTGGTGAAGCGTGCGCAGTGTCGCAGCAGGCGGTTTACAAGTGGCTACACAACAAAGCGAGGGTTTCTCCGGAGCATGTGAACAGCATCGTAAAAGCAACTGGTGGCGAGATTCAGGCCTACCAGATTCGCCCTGATTTGCCGACGCTGTTCCCGTCACCGGCCGACAATAACGCCGCCTAACCGGCGGCCCTAACCACGAAAGGGAAAGCAATGCATTCACTTGCGTATCAACAGAGTACCGGACTTGAACAACGTCCGTTGATTTCGATTTATCAAAGTGTTCCGCGTAATAACCGTAAGCTAACTCGAATACGGGAGGCAGTTAAGGCCTGGCAAAAAGCTACGCCGGGCCAGTCTCAGGTTCACATTTCTCAGCTGGTTGCGAAAGAGTGGCTGGCGCGCGGCGGGAAGGGGTTGTTACTGGCAGGTTCTGAACACAACACGAAGCAGAACTTCTTCCGGATGATTAACGATCCGGGCCCGAAGAACGACAAGGGGTTGATGCTACTGATCCCCGTCATTATCGACGTGATGGCGCGGGATAACGAGAAAGTGGCGAGAGAGTTCGGTCTGGTCGCAAAGACTGAGGCCGAACTGATAGCCGAGGCCATGAAAGAGTGCACTGAAGCACATCAGGCGAAGTTACTTGGTCAGCCGATACAACGCCTTGAGAAAGAGGTGAGAGAAGCTGCTGAAGCACTGCTGCGCTTCCTGCCAACTGAATCAATCGCTGCGGTGGTGACAAGTCTGGCCGCTATGGCGCCGGGAGTTATGTGATGGGTACTACCAAAAAAGCGAAAGCCCTTGAAGCGGTCACTTCAAAGGCCCTTATCACACTGTGTTACGCCAAGTAACTGGAGTAAGTATGTCAAAAACTCGCAAAAAGTACCAGGAAAAAGAGGAACGTCGCCATCCAGATTCACCAGATGGCCTGGTTGTCGCTGCCTCAAAAAACCGGGCGTTCGCTGAGCGCTTCGTTGGCATGGCAAGACTGGCACTGATTCAGGCAGGGGTGAAGCATGGGCGTCGTTAAGTTAGCTGATTATCGTAAACCTCAACAAGAGGTTATGGAGCGACAGGTGGCAGATATTGAAGATGGCTATACGCGCATCGCCAATGATTTGCTCGATGCCATTATGTCTAACAACTTCACCGTTCGGCAGATGAAACTCCTGCTAGCTGTAATTCGTAAAACATACGGATTTAACAAGACGTTTGACTGGATAAGTGGTGAGCAATTCTCAGAAATGACAGGCATGCCGAGAACAAGATGCAGTTCAACTAAAACAGAGTTGCTGAATATGCGGGTCTTGGTTACCGAAGGAAGAAAGGTTGGCATTAACAAGGTGATCTCAGATTGGTGCGTAGATAGACCAGAGCGTCGCAGAGAATACGGCTCTACAAAACACAAGGCTGGTTACATATACGTTTTTGCTGAAGATGAATTCGGTCCTGTGAAAATTGGCTTCACCACCCGTGATGCGGAAGAAAGGCTAAGAGAGGTTAAATACTACTTCGAAGGAAATAATCCTAAGGTGTTTTATGTTTCTCCTTTCCATCTTCACGCAGGGGCTATCGAACCACTGGTTCATGAAGCGATGAAAGAGCAGATGATTCGCGGAGAGATGTTCGAAACCACAGTGGCACAAGCAATAAATAAGATTAACGACGTGATGGAATATTTTACACCGTCTGTGACAAATAGTGTCACACCGTCAGTAAATCGTGATTTACAGCGTGAGGTACACACAAAAGACAATAATCAAAATACAGAAAAACAAGATCCCCCTAAATCCCCCCAGGGGGAAAACTCACTCGCTCAGGAAGTGATGGATTACTTCAACGAGCTAACGGGTAGTCGTTGTGCTGCACTGGCGCCTTTCGAGAAAGCTCTCTCCACGGTGAAGAGCAAAGACCAGTGCTACACCGCTGAAGAGCTGAAACTCGTTATCCGCTGGGCCCATGTGAACTGGGGTCACAGCTTCAAGCCAGAGAACCTGTGCCGTATGACCCGCTTTGATGGATACCTGTCAGACGCCCTGATATGGGCAGATGGTCATGGAAGCAACCCGAAAGCCTGTCCGCACGAAGAGATCATCAAGCTCTGGAATGAAAAATTCCCTTCGAAGGCCGTTTCACTGCATGAGTGGAACCGCCGCCGTCCGGCCTATCGAGACCTGGAAGCTGTGTGGAACGGCAAAACCACCCAGGGCAACTGGCGAGAACTGAAGCACATGGGAATGGCCTTCGAGCTGATTAGCAAGTCTTCCCTGTTCGGCACCAGAGGCGATCAGCCATGGCTGACTCTCGACTGGATACTGAATCCGAAGAACTGGGGATCTGTCTACGAGCAGGCCATCAACGAGCACCGTGAGCGCAAGGGAGTGAAAGCATGAGCCGTTTTATTGATTTATACGTTGAGCAGGCCGTCATCGGCGGAATAATGCTTGCAGCAGGTCGCCCAGAGGGTGCGGACATGGCTACCGATGCGATTGAGGGGCTGACTGAAGACCACTTCACAGCAACGCCTCACAAGGTGGCTCTGCGGTCCTACAAACGCCTCAACGAGTCCGGGGAGAAGATAGACCTGCTGACGTTGACCAGCGACCTTGAACGGCTTGGCGCGCTGGAAAGTGCCGGGGGATTCGCTTACCTGGCTGAATGCAGCAAAAACACTCCGTCTTTCGCAAACCTTGCAGCCTACTGCGAAAAGCTTCGGGAAATGTACCTTGGTCGCCGTATGACCCTGGCGTTACAGGTTGGGATCCAGAAGCTGTCCGAACCAACGACCGAGGGTATCGCAGACATCATCGGCAACATTCAGGCCGACATCTCTGGAATTGAGCACAGCGCTGACTACGGAACTGAACACATCACCACTGGAATCGATATGTCGCTTGAAACCATCCAGGCGATCATCAATGGCGACATCTGGAAATACAAAACAGAGCTCGGCATGTCGACCATCGATAGCGCTTTCGGAGGATTCAACAATACGGATTTTATCGTTGTTGGCGGACGTCCTGGCATGGGGAAAACCATGTTTAGCACCACAGTGACAGAAACCGTAGGCCTGAAAAACAAAAAGCCGGTGCTGTTCTTCAGTCTCGAAATGCCAGTGGAACAAATCTCTGAGCGAGTCGCTTTCCACCGGGCGCGGGTAAGCAAAGAAGATCTGCTGAGCAAAGTTAGCGGGAAAATGGACGAGGCATGGGGGAAGGTTAGTCACTGCATGAAGGAGTTCATCGACTCTCCAATCTACATCAATGACAAGCCATCCCTCAGCGTTCATCAGGTGCGAGCGGAAGCCAGGCGAATGAGCAAGAAACTGGGTGGACTTGGTGTGGTCATTGTCGATTACCTCCAGAAGATGCGCATGTCTGACCCTGAGAACATGAACCGCAGCGTAGGGGAGATCGCCACCGGCCTGAAAAACCTGGCGAAAGAGTTGCGTTGCCCGGTCATCGCACTGGCTCAGCTTAACCGTAAGGTCGAAGAACGTGCTAATAAGCGCCCGGTCGCAGCTGACCTCCGCGAGTCCGGTGTTATCGAGCAGGAAGCCGATGTGATTTTCATGATCTACCGGGATGAGAAATACAACCCGAACACCGAACTGAAAGGCATCACCGAAATCATCTGTGTGAAGTCCCGCCATGCGCCAGGGGCAGAAAAGACCTACCACTTCAGCAGCCGCTACTCCGGCCTGGACCCGGTAGATTTCACCTACAGCGGCCAGATGCAACAGGAGGCTGACTATGAGTGCTAAGACGATGAAAGGCAAACAGGTAATCCTGCGTTATCTCGAAACGCACCGGACCTTCACCGCGAAGGATGTGGCCACAGAGTGCGGCATGACCATCAACTGCATCACGAAGAACGCTATCGATCTGGAGCGGGCCCGGAAGATTGTGCGCGTGAGCAAGGTATGGCGAACGGTGACTTATCGCCTGGCCACGCAGGAAGAGCAGGCCGGTACCGCACGCAGCTGCACCAACGGAATATTTCAGGAATGCCGCAACAGCGCGGCTATGAAGCGAGTATTGATGGTTTGGGGGAGGGAAGGGGTATGAGCAACAAATACGAAGATCTGATTAAAAACGCCAGGATGAATGCCGACTGCGGTGAGCACATGTCACCGACAGAGGTTACGACTCTGCTTAACGTGGTTGAAACCACATTCGCGGCGCTGGCTGCGGAAGTGTACGACCTGAAACATCCTGGCACATACCTGCCATCGAAACGCGAAACTCCTGCTACGGACGCCTTCCTGGCTGAAGTGCGGGCGCAGGGTGTGGAGTCGTTTGCTGAAAGCCAGAAGGAATACGTCAGAATGAACCGCTACGAATTGGATTCCATGACTCGCGCTTCATATTGCGGAAGTGCTGTTGATGCTGAACGATTCGCCACCCAGCTTCGCAAAGGAGTGCAGTCATGAGCAAATTAACAATCGATTTACTCGTCATGGATGATGCCTGCGACCCATATATTTGCGGCGTTCGTGGAGCTTGCACCATTGAAGACTTGCAAGCTATTGAGAAGGAAATTGTTGAAAACCGAGGCGACCATTTGCCAACAGATGGTACCTACACCATCGAGGCCAGTTTCTTTGAAGGTCAGTACGGTGAATATGGTCGATGCGAATTATCTCCAGGGTGGGAGTGGGAGATTATTGAGTTTTCCACTTTTGATTTTGGTGAGGAGGCCGCCCAATGAGCAACATCGACAAACAGGCGCTGCGTGAAGCGGCGGAGAAAGCATTACCAGCGATGAAACGCCTGCTGATGATGCCTAACGATGAGTTATTTGATGAGGCGTTGTTAAACGTCGATGGTGATGTTGACGCGGCGAATGCATTTAACTTGCTCTCTGGACCGGAAACTATGCTGGCGCTGCTGGATGAGCTGGAAGCCGCAGAGAAGCTGATTGCTGAGCTGGAGTTGAAACTAGAAGCCGCAGACAAATTGCAGGATAGCGCGTTTCGTCATGGTCTCCAGCATGGCTTTAGTTACGGGCAAACGGATAATCAGGCGGGGTTCGAGCAAGCCATCCAGGCATATGGTCAGCAGTGGAAAGGAGAGTGAGTATGAAATACGAAATACCAGAATCAGAAGACATTGAATGGCAGCAGGATATGCTCCGTGAAATAGACAGCGCCCTTGACGTCTTGCGTGATGAGCATGAGCACGCAGTGGTGGTGGAAGAAATCATCAATGATATCACCGCGAGAATAGCATCACTCCGCGCGTACTCTGGATACTGAGGACTAACCCATGAGCCCTATTACCGAAGAATTCACCAAAGAGCAGTTACAGCAAATTATCGAAACTGACCACGTTCAATGCGGTGAGGCTTCTTCGCTGGCGCGTATCGCGCTGGCCTCGCTGGAGGCTGCGCCAGTGGCGTCATGCATCGTTGAGGATGGGGGCATGTGCGTTGATGGATTTGGTGAGTATGTAGGTCACTCGCTGCCAGATGGAACGCACCAGCTTTACGCCGCCCCGCCAGCGCCGGTAGTGCCGCCTGAGAAAAATGATAGCGATTACGTAACTGATTGTCATGGCGTGCCTAGCCTTGAGGATTGCGCACATCAGCGAGGGTGGAATGAATGCCGCGGCGCCATTCTTCAGGGTAGCCAACCTGTAAGTAATCGTGATGAGTTGCCGATGGACTACATGCAGGGGCATAAAGACGGCCTGGAGTGGGCCGCACGACTGGCAGAAGCCAATCACCCACAAACCGGCGACTGGCTTTACGATGACCCTATTGAGCTTGCAAAGGCGATTCGAAAAGGTCCGCACATGCCTGAATTAAAGTTAGTGCAAGCTGATGCTGATGACAACTTCTACTCGTGGTTTGGCAGATTCTGGCATGAAAATTATCAGCAAAAGAATTACACAACATCTGCAAAACAGATGCTTGGTACGATGGCTGAGTTTGCATTTAGAGCAGGGAGAGAGTCGGCAACTCAGGCTGGCAACTCTCCGGTAATTCCGGAAGGTTGGGTGATGGTGCCGATTGAGCCGACTGAAGACATGATCGTTAATGGCTTTGAATCAGAGCCTGATGAGAGTTTCAGTGATGAGAAGGAGTGGGAAGTATACGACGACATGAGTGGATGCCAGCAAGCTGCGCACCGGGCTAAGTTGTGCTGGGCGGCAATGATTGCAGCGGCGCCGAAGTTAGAGTGATTCTTGATAATCATTTTTCAAAAGTGATGTTATAATTAACCATCGTCGGTCTGAACACCCGGCGATGGGGTTGCGCTAAACGGGGACGTTTATGCGCACACAAAATCTGAAGTCACTTCTCCAGTCACAGATGCAGAAATGCACCTGCGATTTTCTGTATTCTGCGCTACCTATCGGAGGTGGCGTATGAGTATCAAATTTTACCTCCGCGACGAGCAGGTTCGCCGCAACCTCATTGACTACATCAACAAGCAGCCTGTAAACGCAGATTTCCCGCTCGTGGTGAGTTTTGCCGACCCTAAGCGCACTCTTCCTCAGAATTCACTGTTCCACGCGCTTTGCGGCGACCTGGCTAAGCATCGCATTGAGTGGGCTGGCTCTGCGTGGTCACTTCCGTCATGGAAATCAATTCTGGTTTCCGGTCACTCCATTGCCACTGGCGGGCAGGGGAAGGTTGTTGCCGGGATTGAGGGCGAATTGGTGGCAATTCGCGAAAGCACCTCATCGATGGGGATCAAACGGATGAATAGTCTGATTGAGTACACCCAAGCTTTCGCCGTCAGCCAGAACATACAGCTTCGCGATGTCCGTTACCGTGGCGATTATTTCGGGAGGCTTGCATGAATAACCCTCTCGCACGCGTCATCACCAACGAAATCTTCCGCGTTCCGGCACGCCGCAAACGTAAGCCCGCGGTTAAGCCGTCCGACATCCCGACACTGAAGGGCTACACCGCCCGCCTGGTGGATAAGAAATGGCTGCGTCTCGCGGCACGGAGAAAGCATGCGTAAACCAACCCGCCGTAAGTGCAAAGTGTGCGGTGAATACTTCGTGCCGAAATTCCACGACATCCGGATCCGATGGTGCTGCCCGGAGCACGGCGCAATCCTCGCGTTGGAAGAGCGCGAAAAGGAGAAGGTGAAAGCCGCGGCTAAACGCATCAAGGAGCAGAAAGAGGCAGAGAAGGCCGGGCGCAAGCGTCGTGCTGAACGTCGCAACGAGTTGAAGCCAATCCGCCACTGGGTGCAGATGACTCAGCGAGCTTTCAACGACTGGCGGCGCGAAATGCTGTTGGCCGCCGGGCATGGCTGTATATCCTGCGGAACGAAGACCGCCTTTGCCTGGCATGCCGGGCATTACCGTACCACGGCCGCCGCACCACAGCTTCGCTTTAATCCGGACAATATCTGGCTCCAGTGCTCCGCCTGCAACGTTCACAAGTCCGGGAACATTGAGGCGTACCGTGCCGCTCTGGTCGAACTGATCGGAGAAGAGCGCGTGCTGGCGCTGGAATCCAACAACAAAACCCACCGATACACCCGAGAAGAGCTCGATGGCATCCGCGCCAAAGCCCGAGCAGACCTTCGCGCACTGAAACAGCAGGAGGCAGCATGACCCGCACCGATATCGAAAATTACCAGAAAGCATCGGTACTGCGTGCCGATCCTGAATGCTCATGGATGAAGTTGGCTTCTGTACCGCGGCGCTCATATCTTGGGAAATATCGCCGCCTCACTCCTGCTCAAAGTCGGTGGGTTCGTTCGTTATTAGGACTTTGGGGAAGAGAGTTTGGTGGTAGTGACACCTCATATCTGTCTGGAGGTGGCGGCATGTGGTCGATGATACTCACTGGATGGACAGGTGAGCAGCAGGAGAGGATTACTACCGTACTCGCCGGTCTTCGCAAGATGGGGTATTCAGGAGATCAGCTTATCATGCAGGCAAAAGCTATCATCTGGCCTAAAAAGTCTCTATCCGATCTGATGGGAAATGCTGCTGATGAAGAAGAGGCTGAATTTATGGAGAGAGTGATTCTCAAATCATTCCCAAAAAATAGCATCGTCTACGAGATAGGGAAGGACTATTACACATGGCGCAAGACCATTAACGATATGGCCCGTTGGATGCAGTATCACCACGCGCCTTTCTTGACTGAAAAGCAGTGCATCGATCGCGTTCGGTGGTGTATCGATCTGTTCAATTCTGCTGTCTTCTTCACGTTAAAAGATGAATTAGGCTTCGAAAATGCAAAAACTTGCGAAAAAGACTTGAAAACAAGTTTTGAAGATGCATAATTCATATATGCTCGGACGTCGAAGGCGAAAGAGCGAGGTGGTGAGGAAAAAGAGGCGGCTCTCACCACTGAACCGCCTAGTTGGTATCTTCGACGCATCGTCTGGTACTCCAACCGTAGAGGGCTGAGAGGTTCTCCAAGACCTGAGTAATCAGGCCGCCATCTGGATGATGGCGTTGTTATTCGAAGCCTCGCCATCGTGCGGGGCTTTTTGCATTCAGGGTCAGAAGCACAGAGGTTGTGCGATCGGCTGTTAACCGATTGGTCGAAGGTTCGAATCCTTCCTGTCACGCCAAATACCTACCAGGACCATAAGAGCGAAAGCTCAACGCACTACCCTCATCTTGCCAGCCATCGTGCTGGCTTTTTCTATTTCAGGCCCCGGGAATCATCATCGACATGCTTCGTTGTTAAATCCAGCCCGTGAAGCCTGCTCCCTTACTACAAACAGCACCTGCTAACTATGCGAGGTGAGGCTATGAAAATGAATGACAAAAACCCTGAATTCTGGGCTGCGGTTTTGACCGGACTCAAAAATGCGTGGCCCCAGATTTTGGGGGCGTCAATGGCCGGACTCATTGCCTACGGTCGACTGATATACGACGGTGCCACCCGTAAGAATAAATGGCTTGAGGGCGTCCTTTGCGGCGCTCTTTCTTTATGTATCACCAGTGCGCTTGATGTTGTCGGACTTCCGGTATCGATATCACCCTTTGTTGGTGGCGTGATTGGATTCGTCGGCGTGGACAAGCTGCGCGAGATCGCTATCAGCGCACTTAAAAAACGGGCAGGAGTGAACGATGACAACCAGTAATGTTTCCCGCGGTATCCGCAACAACAATCCCGGCAATATCCGGTGGGGTGATGAGTGGCAGGGCTTGGTACCAAAAGCACAGCGCACTGATAAATCATTCTGCCAGTTCACCACACCTGAGTATGGTATCCGGGCGATGATCATCATCCTGCGCAATTACCAGCGTAAGCACGGTCTGAACACGGTAAGTGGCATTATTAAACGCTGGGCACCGCCGAACGAGAACAACACGCAGGCATATATCAACAGCGTGGCCCAGGCGACGGGCGTCACCCCCGACCAGCGCATCGATACCAGCGACAGCCGGTTCATGATGAAGCTGTTACAGGCCATCATTAAGCATGAAAACGGTAGCCAGCCTTACGGCTTCGATACGTTTGTTCGTGCAGTCGAACTGGCGGGGTAATCATGAATATCGCGCTGGTGGAAAAATACTGGAAGCCACTGGCGGTGATGACCATGGTTATCGTTGTCGCCGTGCTGTGTATCCTGCTGGCAAATAGCCGTTCTGATGTCGCTCTACTTCAAAGTGATAATGATGTTCTTCGCAATAACAACTCGCTGCAGGGACAGGTTATTGCCACTCAGGCACTCAACTTCAACCGCTTCAATCAGGTGGCCGAGAATTCCAGTCGCCTTAATTCGTTGATCGATGCAGGTACCGAAAAAACTGTCATCGAATACCGGGAGATTCTTCGACGTGAAAAAACCTGTGATCTGCCTGTTCCTGCTGATGTCGCTGGTGGGC